ATGCTACTCACGTATCGCTATATTATGCCTAGCGTAGGCTGACTGGTTTAAAGACTATTAGAAAGGTAGATCACTACCAGTATTAGAATCTTCTGTAGAAATTGATTCTAACGGGTTCTCTTCTTTACTTTCCTTATCTGCAATTACAGGTCGAACGAACAAGTCAATATTCAACTCTGTAATCTTACTCTTCTGACCTTCAGGTAAATTCATAGGTTCGATAAAAGTAAACTTGCAATAAGTAGGCAAAGTAGTATAGCCTTTATTATTATAAACTATTTTTACTCTAAGTAAAATATCTTTATTTGCTGCATTAAGTAAGTTAACAACCCAGTTTGCAAATTCATTAAATGATGCACCTGCAAAAACAAGTACTTCTTTAGGATAGAAACATCCTAAAATCTGTAGAATACGCTTTACTTGTCTAGTAGCTCTAGCCTGATATTCTTCTTCAGACTCATTAGGTTTCTTAGTAGATTCCCATTCAGTATGAGTCATAGTCTGGTCATCTTTCTCGAATTTAAATTCAATAAAGATATTTCCATTAATAGACTTATCAACTCTAGCACTAACAAATTTCACATTTTCGTGAATACCTGCTTCTAAATACTTATTCTTACTCTCTTGTATCTGGTTTGCTAATTCTGTACTATAAATCATAATCTTAATTCTTTAAACTGATATAAAATACGGTTAAAGTTATTCAGGCAAATATATTTTGTCCCAATATACCTTGATATTATTATTATCATCACTTTCAGCAATGACAATGTTTTTACCTCTTAGATGCGGTGCTCTTGCTTCTCTTACGGAATTATCTCCTCCTTCAAAAGAAATATGAGTTTCATTTTTCTTTCTATATACATAGCCTACTGCATCAGCTTCGCCACATATAATATTAGCAAGTTTACCAACTAAATCTAGAGACATCTCAGATAATTCTTCGCCTTCCTTATTAATCATCTTATCCTTAAGATGACCAATTAAGATAAAATTATCACAAAGATCTCTAAACATGTCTATAACTTTTCTTACAGCTTGCTGTAAATACATATATCCAGAACCATTAGGTAATGTTCTAACATCATTACCCTGGTAGTTCTTACCCATTGGAGTTTGACGATATAATGTAGCTGCATAACTTAGACATATTTCTTCGAGTCGAGATGCATTATCAAGAGTAATATACTTATACGGTTTCTTTCCTGTTGACTTAATTTCTTCTCTGATTGCATTTGCAATCTCTCCTAAATCTTTTACAGACCTAGCTTGTACTGCTAATGCTTCAAGGAATTCAGATCCTCCTTCTAAGTCAACAATTAAGTTATTATCTAGTTTGGAAGCTAAAGTAGTCTTACCAGCCTTAGGCTTGCCAAAAATTATTAAAAATCTTGGATTTTCTACTTTAGCTTTTACTTTCTCTTTTGGTAATACAATCATAAAAAAGCTTTATTTTTGTATCCTTACTGAAAGTTTTTGGTAATCACTGATAATACGGACAAATTTTAATATTTTTTAAAATAAACCACGATTTTTAATCTTAATCGTGATGTCAATAATAGTTTTCTTAGTTTTCGGTTTCAAATGATTCAATGAACCAGTTGCAATCGGGATAATTTCATAACCAATCTGTACGAAATTATCGAAAATCTTAATCGGTGTACCGAATTCATCTTCAAAGTCATAATCCTTCTTAAATGGATAATTCTTCTTTGCATAGATATCAAGTGCATTCATTGCACTGAAGAACTCTTTCTCCAAATCAAAGTTAATACTACCGTCAGCAAAACACTTAAACGGACAGTTTGCACATTCTTCTGGCATCCAGCCAATATTATGAGTCTTACTTAAGCCTAGAGTAATATAGTCACCAGCTCCAGCGTATTCTACACCAAAATCACATTTAGGATAGTCGTAGTTGCTTTCTACTGTCAACCAGGGATAAGCATTAATAACTCGTTTCATCAACTTTTCTTTATAGATATCTGCACTATTGTTGTTTTTCGGTAACTTAAAAGTATATGTTTTCATAATTTTCAGCCTTTTTTAATTGTTATTACTAAACGAA